CGTCTTCATCGTCTTCATCATCAGAATCATCCTCATCGTCTTCATCATCCTCATCATCAGAATCGTCTTCATCGTCTTCATCATCAGAATCGTCTTCATCGTCTTCATCATCAGAATCATCCTCATCGTCTTCATCATCCTCATCATCCTCATCGGAATCCTCAGAAGTACCAAAGATAGCTTCAGCCTCCTCGGCAGTAAGTTCGATTGCAGCTGGGATAATTTGAACAGACCCATCATCAAAAGTAATGATAATGTTACCGTTAATCTCTTTTCTAGAGACTTCTTTCTTTGCTGGCTTAGCAGCGGTTTTCTTTTTTGCCATAATTAAAAAATTTGGTTTGTTAAACTATAGTTGAGTTAATATCTTTTCGGTGTAAGTGTCTTCATCTTTCTCTACTGAAATTTTAATCTCCTGCATATTATAAGTACTTACTTTCATTATCATGTTCCACATATCTTCAGGAGAACTAAAGGTAAGCTCCTCTCGATGTATCTCTTCTCCAGCTAGTGAAGGAGAAACCCGGGATTTTCGATAAGTAATAATAGTAAACTTTTTCTTAGAGTCCCATAGGGGAGCTTCCTTTATATTTAATATCGGTTCCATATTATAAAGTGTATTTAATATCTATATGTGTTACCCCGTCTAAAGCAATCTCATCATGAAGGTCATAAGGGTTTTCATAACCCTCCTTCATTCTAAAGTAGTTATTTGAAAGATGAGCTGGGTATATCCACCCTGAAATAGGGGGTAGGGTGATTATATAGTTAAAGCCCTCTTTTTTCTGAAACTGGCATTCGGGTACAAACCCCCGGAACTTTAATTCCTTTATGATATACTTGGTATTATATTCCTTGGGAGGTTTAGGATTTTCTCTTTTAGATAGCCATTGTTTATAATCCCAAGCATTTTTCTCAGCCCAGTGAAAACTAGTTTCTAAGCTTTCCTTGGTAATACTCTTGTATTTCAGGCCTAAGCGTTTTACCCACGGAGTCAGCTGGGACTTCGTATACATAAGCTTTTCTTGCTTCGTTAAGCGTTTGAATCTTCGATAGCTTAATTCCCTCTTTCCGCTCAGTGTAAGGAATATATTCTTCTCCATACCTATAATGTTTCCAACGTTTACTCATTATCTCTTCCTTTCTACGGGAAGAGTGTTTACCCAAGTTTTTATATACCCTTATCTGTCCACTAAGAGTGGATTGATAACGGGGAGTCATTACCTTGTTTCTTACTATCCTCCATCGACCATTTATGTATAGGGATTTACCTATGGCAAACCCTTGAGCAATAGCCTCTCCCCCTTGAACAAATTTTACGTGATCTAGAGCATGAGGTCCATAAGTAAGGTAATATTTCTCTTTAGCCTGTTCTGGATCAAACCAACCCTGCAATACTAGAGTTGGTACATATTCTTTGTAACACCAGGGATACCATTTTTTTACATAAACCTTAGAGTCTAGTTTTACCGTTGGGGTTAACTTCCTAAGTTTCCTCATAGCCTCCCTCTTCTTTTTGAGGTAAGGCCGAAATTTTGGAGGCAAGCTGTTAATATCTATCTGGCCGTTTATCCTAACAGCTTTAGCAACTGCTTCTTTCCAACCCTTTCTTGGATTCATGACTTATGTTTTCTGAGATATGCCCTATACCATTGGGATACTGATTTGGGATTAGCATCCGGGAATTTCTTAAGAACTCTTCTAGTTATTCTTTCAAGAGCCATTCCCTTAGAAGCTAACTCAAAGGTATAGGATTTCTTAGTTCCTTTCCATAATCCCTGATCATCTCTCTCTTTCTTTGGCTTTTTGGGTCTTTCTAAACCCTTAGGCCTTAAAGTTTTCTTTCCCCCTCCTTCGGTTTCACTATCTCCGAGAAATCCCAGTTTCAACCGATAATTTCTAATAGGGTCGTTCTTACTCACCCCTTTAGCATCAAGTTGACGTTCTACCCACTTGTCATATTGATCGATTAGGGAATTATCTGGCTTATTGTTGCTCTTATGTATAAAGGAAGATAGAGCAAAGTAGTCAGACTCCGCAGCATCGGGAAAAGGCATTCCGAGAGAGATAGCCCTCCTCTTGATATCCTTGAAAGTGTAACCCCCCGCAGACCCAGCTAAGAGAGATTGTTTCTCTTTACTGCCCCGTATTCGATGAGCGTCTTTGGAATTTTTCTTTGCCATAGTTTAGATATGTTTAAAATTCTATTTATTATAAATAAGTATCTTTTATAATTACGATGCAAATATAAAAGCAATTTTTTTAATATGCAAATAAAATTGCATCAGCTCTTGCTCTTAGCCTCCCTCTTTCGCTTTAATTCGGTCATCTTCCGAATGGAATTCCTTTTAAGGTTGTAAGCTTGATCTAGAGCTTCGCAAGAAAAATCCATATTGTTTATTTCCCTGTAGTTGATAGAACTCTGGACAAGCTCCCTATATTTCCTCCAGAACTTAAGGCCTTCCCCGGGAGTAATGGTCTTTTCATAGTACCTTTTCACCATGATACCAAATTCCTCAGCGGTAAGTTGATCCTCAAAGATATATATTTTAAGATTAGTTAACTCTTTTACTATTTTGTGATCCCGTTTGATGGGTACTACTCCAAAACCGTCAGTCCATAGCTCAGAAATAAACATAACATAGTATCTATATTCTGGCTTTCCATTAGACCAATACATATCTACTAAAGCCCGGATTTTGAATTCAGGAATACGATGGAGGTATCTAAGGTAGATCTTATCCTTTTTTGTAGATCTCCTTTGATAAGCTGTGGGGGCTTGTAATATACGAGGAAGTATCCTATAGTTATTCCATCGATCAAATTCCATGATAAGGGCATATAGATCTTTTAACCATTCATCCCCGTCTTCGGCAGCTTCCTTGAGACGAAGCATATTTTTAAGAATTTGATCATTGCTCACAGCTCTGAGTAAAAAAGCAGAATCCCCTGCATATACTCTTGCCTCCTCTTTAGGTAATCTCTTTATCATACTACCATATAGGTAATCTCGAAAGGAGGGAGTCAGATTAGTCTTAGGGGGTATGAATGAGGGGTGTTTCTCAAAGTAATCCGAGAATAGTTTAAAGAGTCTTTCAGACCTGGCTTTTAACTCTAAGTATTTGTAATGAGTAATCTTGAGAATTTCACTAGCTTGCCAGGTTGACATACCTTGAGACAAGGTTAAGAGCAGGCTTTGCTGTTCATCCTTAGTTAAACAATCCCAAGCCTGCTCCTGATAGGGTTGCATCATAGTATAAAACTTTAATTAATTAATATATCTTCATCAACTGTATCTTCTAAGGGCTCTTCCTCTGAAACTAACTGTGATAAGTTGATGGTATCTTCAGAATTGATTAATAGATCTTCCTCGAAGTCATTATATATGGAGTATAGAACATTACTAAAAGGCAGTTGAATAGTAAGAGAACCCCTTTCACCCGGGAATACTGTTACGGTTACCATTTTTTCCCGAAGAGATATATCTTCAACTGTAGCCCCAATCCCCTCAAAGGGGTATCCATGAAGAGTTATATAATCTCCCGGATGTAATGAGGTTATTTCATCCGCAGAATAAATTGAATCCCTTTTAGCTACCCTCTGATAATACTTAACCTCTTCTTTTGATACTTGGGCTACTTTGGAAAAATCATCAAAGATGTCGGCATTATCAACCCTCTTCTTTTTCTTCCTGGGAAACATAGTTATGGTATCATATACCCACCCAGAAATACCCGAGATATCTTTAGCAAGGTTTCTTAAAAAAACTCTATCAAAAGCCCTATCCCTACTCATCCTTATAAAACCAAAGTTAAAAAGAAGAGGAATCACATCATAAGTTTCCCTACCTGCTTGAGTTTTCTTTAGAATTTTTACAGTGGGGATTATAGCTTTTAGGTCACTATAACCCCTTTCTACTAGATCCTCCTGAATAGAGTGCCAACGATTATTGAGCCGGCATATACAATATGATTTCTTCCTCTTTTTCATTACTTATTACTTGCTTTGTGAAGTTTTCTAAGCTCCTTGTGTAAAACCCTGTAGTCTAGATTTATTAAATCAGATAGCATAAATACATAAAGAACATCCTCGGATTGTTCATAGTTATTCCATTGTATAGCCATACGGGGTTTAGTAAGCTTACCTTGACTGAGCATGAGTTTTGCTGTGGAATTGTTTACCATAACAAAGGCTTCTTCTTTGGGCATTCCGTTGTAGTGCATTACTAGAAAAGGTACTTTGTTAGCTCTATTAGCATCTCCATAAGCTTGTTCCCAGAAACTCAGAATCTTACAGGATTTGTTTTGAAGTAGGATATGTTCAAATCGAATATCTTGATAAGACTTGCATTCTATACTTATTAGGCATCTTCTACCATGACGGGGGTCTGTACAAGTTACATCAGAAGTTATATTATCAGCCTTTTTCCACCTTAAACCTCCGCTCTGGGGAACTCTTTGAAACTCAAAACCTGTCCATTTAGAGAATACCTTACAAACTACCCTCTCAAACCTACTACCCTTTTGTTTACTGTTTATCTTTGACATAGTATTGTGATTTATATACCTGAATAGTTAAATTACCTCCATTCATAGGTTGCTATGCCCTTAACCCGTTTCACGGATAAAGTTTTAGAATTTGATATGGGTAAACTTTCTTGATGGGTAATTAGGAATAAGCTTTTATTGGCATACACCTTTTTTATTAAACCCACCACTAAATCAATATTATCTGAACTAAGGGATTCGAAGACTTCATCCAGAAAAGCTATGTTTATACCCTTTGCTTTACTTACTAGACTGTTCATAGCAAAAGCCATAGCTAGATTAATCAACTGTTTCTGTCCCCCAGAGAGTTCATCATAATTTACCTCTATACCGTCCATCAGGATTACAGTAGAAAAGTTTCTATAGGCTGAACTCTTATCTATGATAAATTGAATGGTTAGACCCAATACCTCGGTGTAACTTTTCAATATTTCGTTTAAACTAGTTATGGAGGATTCAAACAAGAAGGATTTTAGTCCGGCATTTCCCAAAGGATCATTGTATACCCATTCATAAGCTGATACCTCTTGTTGTAAATCATCTACCTTGGATTTAAGGGCAGTTACCTTGTTTCTTTTCTTTTCTAAACTATCCTGATACTTAGCTCTTAGTTTATCAAAGTTAGGCCTTTGTTTCTTAGTGTTTTCCAATTGTTCCTTATACCCTTTGTATGAAGTTTCAAGAACTTTTCTCTGAGAAAGGCTTTTGTTTAACTGAGTAAGATTATCTTGCCACTTCTCCTGGGTTCTACTGAGAGCATATATTCTCTGATTATTTTTCTCTATTTCCACAAAGGAAGATTTTAGACCCCTTAAAGTGCTCAAAGAAGAGTTTATATCTCCCCTTTCTAATAAGTTAATAATCTTTGTAATAAATTCCTCTAGAGAGATGTTTGTTTGACTCTTAGCGGCAGAAATCTTATCCCGGGAATTATTTATCTCATTTCTTAAACGACGGATCTCCGCCTCCATTGTTTTTGGATCCCCCTTACAAGTTTCTTCTAAATTACTTAGCCCCTCTTTAAGAGCTTTAATCTTACTCTTTAACCTCTTTCTCTCGGCTTTATAGTTTTCATCGTATTCAGCCTCTTCCTCTTTAAGAGAATTAAGGTTACTCTCTTCCCCCTGAATGCTAGATATAAGCCCTTTGTACTGATTCTCATACCCGGTATAAGAAACCCTTGTTTCAGAGATCTTTTGCTTAGTAATATCCCTGGCTTTAGATAGATAACTAAGGTCAAATATCTCTTCGAATACCGCTTTTTGATCTCCGTTGGTTTCTTGAATAAGTCTGGTTAACCCTTGACCAAACATCACTGAATGGATAAAGAGTTTAAAAGACATTTCTAGGTTCTGGTTTATAACATCTTGAATATTGCGGGTTTTCTTTTCTTGTATAGGCTCGGCATCTACTAGATAGACAATACGGTTATTACCCTTTGCCCCATAAACTTCGCCCTTGTAATTGCGACACCGAGTTATCTGATGAGTATGTCCATCCTTATTAAAAGATATAGATACCCTGGTACCCTTATAATCTTTTGTTTGGTACTTAACCCAAGTACTCACATCCTGATTACCACCCTTGAGGTTCTTACCGTATAAACCCCATATCAAGGCCGAGAATACAGAAGTTTTCCCGAAACCATTGGGAGCCCTTAGTACCGTAGTAAAGGTATTGTCTAAAGATAAATCCAAGCTACCTATACACTGAAATCCTTCCACGGTTAGTCTTTTAAAATTAATCATCTGAAGCCTCCTTTATAATATCTAACAGTATTCGTTTGCGATGGGAATCCTTAATACCCTTTTCTCGGAGATACCTACGGACTATCTTCTTCTTAGACATGTCTCTAGAAATAACCCGGTTAACATCTTCCTTTACCTCTATAGGCTTAGATACCACCGTATAATAATTACCATCATCTAAGATATCCTCCTCAGAAGTAACATCTATGAACTTTGGAAAATCCCCTAAAGGGTGAAATCTCAGACTAAGGTCACTGAATATTTCCCAATATCCTAAATCACAATCTTTATCGGTTCTTCTCTGTTGCATAGTAGCCCCGATCATATATACCTTCTTACTTAGTCTCTGAGGTTTATGGATATGGCCTATTAACACTAGATTAAACTTATCAAGTAAATTGGTGTTTAGGTTTTCTACACTACCCACTTCTACCCCATCAGTATCTTTAGCTCCTGGATAATCGGTGTGAAGTAATAGAATATGTCTTTCACCCTTGGTTAACTTAAGGTTTTTTATCCAATCGTTTAAACCAATGTTGTGATCTAAGTAGGGTACCCCATGTACCCGGATATCAGTACCAGGTATAAGGTAAGAATCCCAGTCAATACAGATAAATGTAGAAGGACACATCTTACAAAACTCTCTATACCAAGAAGGTGAAGGTGTTTCTAAACTATTAGTGTAAACCATATCATGATTACCTGAAATGCCTACTACGGGTAACTTTGGATAAGGTCTATCGGATTGATGGAAATATGAGTTTAAGGTTTGGAATAATACCAAACTCATAGTTTCAGGCTTATGTACAAAATCTCCTGTGAATAATGCAGGTATACCTCTTCTTTCGCATACCCCCAAAATCAAGTTGAGGGCTCTAATTTGATTTAGAGTCCTCGACATATTGGCATTAAACTTAGGCCAGTCATTGAAGTGGGTATCTGAAAAGGCTACAGCTATAAGTTCTTTATTCATCTCAGTCTAAACTAAATAGTGTATCGGTATTAGTAAGGAGATCAAACTTATGTAAGAATCCCCCTACCAATCTCAGTCTTTCCCTATAATCGGTTGTTTTAACAATGCAAACAGGAATTACATAGTCTCCTATCTGAATAGTACTGTAAATCCCTCCGTCCTCATTGGAAATGAAGTGCCAATCCATATCCCGAAGCAAACCCCATATTATCTGGGAGATTTGCATTTGATAATAACCATTGAGAATTCTTTTGTGATTATCTTCAATAGACCAGTCATGAATCTTATCGGGATAGGTTAGAAAGATTACTGCCTCGCAATGAGTAAGACAGGTTTTGCAAGCCCCCACAAAGGAATCTAAATCGCATTCAGGTATAGTTTGAGATACCTTGTTTACCATGTAAGCGGCAGAATCCATAAAAGATCTGTCGGATACATAAGTAGACTTCCCATTCCAAAGCTTATTTCTGAGATTGAGAAGCTGGTAATCGTTTTGAAATTTGGTTTCAGGGGATAACTCCAACATCTCCCTATGGGTCATCTTCCGTGTTTCAGGCATTAAATCTGAATAAGAGCCCGAACTAAACTCTATTCCAAGATGCCTAGCTAAGTCCATAGCAAGAGTGGTTTTACCCATACCCGAAGGACCTGTTAATTGGATACGTAATCTTCTTCTCTCCATACTTGTAATTTTCTAAATGCTTTCATAAAATCTTTAGTCAAGAAAGAGTGGAAACTGTACTCGAGAAAAGTTTCTCTTACTTTCTTTTCATTTATCCGGTCTTTTTGGTTGTATACCAGGGGTATCTTCTCAAAGGGTTGGTGTTTAATGGCATATTCTAAACTTATAAGTTCTACGTTTCTCTTATATACCGCCTGTAGCCCTTCATAATCTATCCCCCTGAATTCCCCCTTTTTATCGAGAAAGTTCTGGATTGAGCCCCACTCATCTAAAAACTTACGAGTCTTTACAGGGCCCATACCTTGATATCCAGGTATATCGTCTGACTTATCTCCAACTAGACATAGGTAATCAATACATTCTTCGGGTGAATAACCCATTACATCTTTGCAATTATCAGTTCGAAGGATTACTTCCTTGAAAGGATTGAATACCTTTACTTGTGAAGTTATCAATTGACAAAAGTCCTTATCTGAAGAGATTATTACCACCTTTCCCGGGTGTTTATTTGCAAAGTAAGCAATGTAATCATCGGATTCATGTCCTAAACCCTTTTTATCCCACACTACTGGTATATTCAGATACTTTAAAAGCCTCTTTACTACCCTTAGTTGAGAATTGAAATCCTCATAATCGATACGTAGCTTGTGTTTCTCGTCTTCTCGATGGATTTTATAATCTCCTAAAAGCTTTAGTCTAAAGTTACTATCCTTACTCTTCCGGGTATCAAAAGTTATAATTACATAAGTGGGCCTAAACCTAAGAATATACCCCTGTAAAAGTCTCATAAAGCCATAAATAAGTCCTGTGGGTATACCCCCAGACTTAAGGTTGAGAAACTTCTGATAAGAACGATGGGCCAAATTTGACCCATCGACTATAAGAAGTGATTTTTGATATTTACTCATCCTCATCCTCCTCTACTTCAAAATCTTGTTGAGATTCATAATCTATATCACCATCAACGGGATAAAGATTATGCTCTAACTTTTCAAGTTGCTTCTTTGTAGTGCCTATAGTATTAATTTCGGCAGCCTTCAAGAGTTTCCTTCTTAATTCTGCATCTTCCTCCAGTAGTTTGATAAAGTTTTCTTCTCCCCTACATAGGGTTTTACCCTTGTATTTATATACTCCTCCTGAAGTCTTCTCAAGGATATCATTTTCAACAAAAACATCCTCAAGCCCGTAATACCTATCAAAACCTACCTCATGGAACTTCGGATTAAAATATACCGGACACTTAGAAATAGTAGGCTTAGGAGGTGCTACTTTATTCTTAAGCATACGAATAGTGACCAACTTACCTACTTTCCTTTCCCTGGACTTCTGTTTTACAGTTACAGATTTACCTGCATAAAAGGCTAATCGAATAGAAGCATAGAATTTAAGAGCAGCCCCACCAGTTCCAACACTGTTATCTTTTCCAAACCCAACATTAAGAGCAGTCCTCAACTGGTTAATGTATACCTGGGTTACACCGAGCTTGTAGAACAGTTCCGACCTAATCCTGAAATATTTATACAAAGCTTTAGCTCTACCTCCCATCTCCGCTTTACCCTCTACCATTTTTGAATCGATGTTATCTGAGCAGTCCATAGCTGCAATAGAATCCACCACCAAAAGTATGGGTTCATTATGCGTAAGTTGTGACCTTAAGTATATAGCTATATCAGCTACGGCGTCTGAAACATATTCTATACGGGTATCATTTACTACGGTTACCTTTTCTGGATCTATACCGTTTTCTTTAGCCCAAGAATTCATCCATGACTGTTCGGCATCTACCCATATTACATGTCCACCCAGTTGTTGACAAGCATAAGCAAAGTTGTAAGCTATAAGTGATTTACCACTACTCTCTTCTCCCAATATCTCTATGGATTTACCCCAAGGAGCTCCGCCACCCATAGCATAATTTAGAGCATAAAAAGTAGAGGGTAGCCATAGCTTTGCTTCGGTAGAATCAGAAGCCATTTGAATCCTGTCCCCGTATTTCTTGAGTAGCTCATTCTTTGAAGGTACTTTTATACCCATTCTAACTTTCTTTGCCATCGGATTCTCTCTTTAGATTTTTACCCTGTCTCCTATAACTAATAAGAGTTTGGTTCATTGATTTATATATTAGCATCTTGATAAATTCCCTTTCTCCAGAAGAAAGATTGGAGCTTCTTCTAGAGATTTTTTGGAATTCTTCAATAATATCTTCAGTATTGAATATCCCCTTTTCTAGAAGACGTTCTTGAGGGGACCTTTTCCACCTACATACTTCGGGTAAACTTGAAAAAGACCGGTTGTTGATTAACCCACGTATAGTACCAGTTAATATTTCCTTAAAGTCTTTACTTTCTATTAGACTTAATGTTTCCTGAGTATTTAATCCTGTGTCTTCCATATCTTTATAAACTATAAAAGCCCCAGTAATAACTGGTACTACTGAGGCTTGTAAACAAAAAATAAAAAAAACTAAACCTGATGAATTCACAACTTAAGAGTTATTTCTCAACAGCCCTTAAATATCCCTGGATTTTTTCTTATCCTTATTTTTCTTCTTCTTCTTTTTTTCCGAGAAAGCCTCTTCTATATCAGAACCGGTCTCCTGTTGAATACCTCCGTGAAGGTAGTTATTAAGCAACTTTTCCAACTCATCATAAGGTTTAACAAGGGATCGTATATTCGCCTCTAGATCCATCTCCTTAACGTATTTAGGATCTAGTTTCTTTCCCGTTTTTGGACAAGGATTAACTGAATAAGTAGTGTCCATCCTGCCCTTGCCTGATCGGGTTATCTTAATATCATACCCATCTTCTGGGTCTGACATATCACCCCAATCATCCTCGTCTAGATATAGGTCTATAATATCCTGATAAACAGATCCTGGTATGAGAATAGGTTTACATACATTCTCCGTATCTACCTCCCTACCCTTTTCATCTTTATAAAGAGTACCTCCGATGATATACCTTCTTCTTGGTACCAACTGCTTGGCTAATTGTTGATCCTCCTCATCATCGGAATTCTTAAGTTCTTTGTACTTATCCATAAATGGACATGGCTCATCAAAAGTAGCGGGAGAAATAATACCTCCTACTTGAGATCCTAGATAGAATTGGATAATCTCCATACCAAGTTCTTTATCTGGGCCCTGATTAATGAGTCTAACCCTCATTGTACCTTCCTTGGGAAAGATAATCCCCAGATTTTTGCTCTTAGAGGAAAGTTCCTTCTTCCTCTGAAGCATCTTCTCTCTTGCCGAGAGACCTGTCTTTTTTTCTTTCATATAAAGCTGTTTTTAACTGGGCTATTCCAAATTAGGTTCTACAAATATAACCTCATTCAGAGAAAGCACTGTGAATAATAAAGTTTCATTGTAATTTAGTTCTCCCTTTCTCATTATCGGTTCAAGCTCTTTTCCAGCATATAACCCGTAGGTTACTACATCACCGACTTGAATATTAGAGTAAGTTTGATAACCTTCGGTGATCTCCCCTAAAGCTACCACTACACCCTTACGGGGAACCCCCTCTTTAGCAGTATCAGGAATATAGAGACCAGAGTCTGTAGTCTTTGCTCCCTTGTAAGCTGCTAATACGATTCGATTTTCTGTTGGCCTTCCGAGTATAGCCCTACATACTGCCTCGGCCTTTTCTTTACCAATTAGATTTAAGTTGATCTGCATAATTATTGTTGTTTTCTTGTGTTTGCGGATATGGTCTGTAAAATCCTTTCTCGTGACTCGTAAGCTTTACATATACTTATTAGTCGATTAGCTTTATCTTGGGCTTTGAGAAATTTCTTATCCATAGATTGAAACTTAGAACTAGAAGTAGCTTTATGAGTAGCTAGATCATTAGACATCCTAGAATCAGTATCTTTGAAATATACCCAAGCTTTGCTAAAAGCAAAATCCCGTTCTCTCTCTAGTTTATCCCTTTTTCTAATTGCTTCATCTCTTAAAAGACAGAGGAAAGCATAGTTAGAGGGAATATCCCTTAGTTGGGAATTAAGGGTGTTTTCATCTATTTGAAGCTCTTTAGTAATGTCTATGGATACTTCTTTACCTTTATATTTAACCAAGATGTGATCATCTGATACTTCCTTTATTCTTCTGTTTTTCATACTCTAAGCAATACTTTTATAATAGGGATAATCCGGGTAAGGGTTTACCCAAGAGTAAACCCTCGGAAAGTTCGGTTTTTATTCCAATATTGTTCATACATCTTAAATTCTTTAGGGAACCTCTTAGGAAATTCTGATATATCTATATGAGCATACTTCTTATATTCGGCCATATATTCCTCTTCATTAAAATCAGGTGTATATAGTTTAGTATAATCATAAAGAGGTATAAAAGGCAATTCTTCTGCCATAGTTCTACCTATCTCAAATGACATGGACATATCCACATCATCTATCTGGAATCCAAAATATCTCTTAGTCTCTGGGTTTCTAAAGGTATTCCACATCTCATACACTGTCCATATATTTATATTCTCTGGAGCTGTGTTTTCGTAAACTGCATCATGCACTGTCGCTACTTCTTCCATAGTAGGGAACTTACCTTGCTTCATTCTCCAATAATTTAGAATTGAACCGAAGAGAGTCATCTGACTAGCAGCACTTTGGCAAGGAAAGTTCACTGCTAAACGTACTGCATAAGCAGCTTCTGCATTATCCTCTGAATATATCTGAGGAAGTCTTCTCTTGGTACCAAATAGAGACTTGATATACCCCTGTTTCCTTAGAAGCTTCTCCTGTTTCTTCATAAAAGATTTTATCTTAGGATGCTCTTCAAAGAATTCATCTAGAGACTTTTGAGCTTCTTGGGGTGTAACTATGAGACCAGCTTTTGGATCTGAAAGTTTCTGGGAAAGGAGTTTGGCCTGTATACCATAGATGATACCAAAGGCAATCTGCTTAGCCTGTTTCCTTCTAGTTTTCCAAAGTTTATGGTCTGCATGTTCCTCGTTATCTAAAGCTATCTTAGCTTCTTCATAAGATACCCCATATTTCTTTGCAGCAATAGCTAAGTGAGGATCTTGACCTTCTCTAAAAGCTTTTAAGTAAGTTTCATCCCCTGATAGGTGAGCCATGATTCTCAATTCTGCTTGACTAAAGTCCATCACGAAATATAGAGTTCCGGGTTTAGCTACCAACTGCTTCTTTATATTTGGGTCTACTGAAGTCTTTGGTATTTGTTGTAGATTAGGCTCAGCTGAAGATAACCGCCCTGAAGTTGTATTACTATTGATAAAGTTAGATCGGGTAATATAACTATGAAAACCCCTGATGGATAGATCATATATAGGCTGATAACCTATATATGCCATTTCAGTTATCTGGGTAAGGTATATATCTTTTCTACTAGTACCAGATAAAATTCCGGATACCTGTTTCTGAGATATTTTATACTTATTACATAACTCTCTTTGAGTAAATCCTTTCAGGGAATCTTCCTTTAATTTACCAACCTGTAATGTTCCAAATTTATTACTCCCATTATTAGCTCCTTGTCTAAAAGAATTTCGAGTAGTTAAGTAAGACCTTAAAGTATTCTCTCTATAAGTTATACACTGAAGATTCTCTGGGATATTGTTATAAGGGTTACAATCGATATGGTCTATAACTTTGCCCTCGGGAATAGAGCTCTGATTATTAAAAGCCATCCATATTAAATGAGCCACCGAGAAAGCGTATTTCTTTCTATCCCGTTCTTTACTACGAAAATATACCCTTAATCTACCTCTATTACCCCAATCTCTAGGGATAAGCTTATGAGGATGATTATAATCTAATAGACCCTGGGCCCCAGGAACTTTAATCGAGTATATATTACCATCGCTACAAGCCAAATACCCAGGCCAATGAGGTATTTCCCTGAAAACCTCTTCCCGGGAAGACTTACCCACAGAAGGCTTAGTTATATCAAACTTAGAAGTATCATAGTTTATTAACCATAACTTCTTCTTATAAGCCTCTTTCACAGTCTTCCAGCCCTGGGTGGTTAATACCTTGTGTTGAGCAGTACATTTTAAGCTATCCCCTCTATCAGTAATAATTTCATAAGTAGGTAATAGACCTTTGAAAATGGTGTGGGTTACCTGCTCCCAAGTACCCTCATGGGAAAGTACCCATAGATCTTGACTTTCTATATTCTTTGAACCCTCCTCTAAGGGGCAAATATCCTGTATCTTAATATCTTTCTCTTTACCCACTAATAAAGTATCTCCAGTTACACAGCCGTGTATCAGGTATCTACCATGTAAGCAATCATCATCCTGAACTTTTTCAGACCACCCTAATATATAGGTCTTATACATCTTCTCTAGTCCCCTCAATTCAAGAAGATTATCCAAGAACTTAGCTTTAGAAGACTCGGGATTCTTGATTTTGAGTCTTAATTCGGTAAGGGTTTCCTCATCGGTACTTGGTTTACCACTATCGCTAGTCTTAAGAATAGGGAATCCAAATCCCATTTCTGAATACATAAGTTCTGGTAAATCCGTATTAGAAGCTACGTTAACTTCCCTGTTGAGATCCTGTTCCTTCTTAGTAGTAAATATTCCCGCTCTGATATTAGCAATCTTTTGTTCACGAGTTTGAATCTTCCTCTTATTCTTAGGGTCATTGGGATCCATCTCGTCTATTTCATCCTGTATTTGTTCAAGGTATTTATCAATCTTGATCTGGTTATATTTCTTTTGAAACTTTATTACTCGAGGTAGATTTAATATATTGCTTCTAGCTTGCTCTATCTTAGGCGCATAAGAATCTAGAAGTTCTTTATTAAAGTTTCTATCAATAAGTAATCCGTTTGCTTCTACTTCCTGTAATACACGAGAAGCAGGCATATATAAATTACGAAGAATATTATACATACCAAGCTCCATCAACCTATGTTCAAAAAACATAGTAAGTCTAAAGGTACAATCAGTATCCATACAACCGTACTTTGCAAGAGGTTCTAAGGGTTTCTGATCCCAAGGAAGCTTATCAATGTTATTCTCCTTCTCATAACCGCCGAACTCAGGAAGATACCTCTGAACCATCTCTTTTAACCCGTTAGGTTTTTCCTCATCAAGGATATACTTACAGAGCATACCATCTATGGCAGTACCTTGAGGATATATTCCATACTTATAGTTGATCTGATTATCAAACTTATAGTTCCAAGCTAGTTTAACTATCTTGGGATCTTCTAATACCCTCTTTCCAAAATACATAAGCCACTCAAGCCAGGTCTTATCTTGATATTCTTGGGGCATTTCAAAATGCTGTAAAGGAATAGATACCCCAGATCCCGGTTGAAAAGTTACAGAAAGTAAAGTTGGCTTAAAAGTATCCTTATAAAGAGGCTCTGCATTAGTTTCGTAGTCAAAGCAGCAATAACCTGTTTTTTTACAAGCCTTGACTAATTGTTGAAGTTCTTTAAAGGATTTGATTATGTGATACCTTGTTTCCATAGTATTTAACAAATAGAGGGGGCACTAATTCAATGGCCCCCTCTGAAAAATAAACCCGTTAACCAATAATAAATGTGCATTATTAAGTAGTATCTACTAGATCAGGAGTGTTGTATATCCCCTACACTAGTTTTTAATTTCACCCAATCTCTCTTATAGCAATGTAATGAATCTATAGTGTGATAGAGATATCCGGGTTTAACACCAACCTGATAAGCCACATAGTTCATCAAATTCCAAGCTAAGTATACGTCGCAACCAAAGTGAAGAGCAAAGTCAGAAGATCTTTGATGGTAACAGATATTTAGTTGTTTCTCTCCCCTGGCATTTTCACGGATGAGAAAATCGTAATACATAGAGCAGGGCATTCTCTTTTCTCCCCCCAAATAATTGGCATCTAAAGAAGGGTCAAAGATAGATAAGACGGCTTTGCGAGTATCATAGTCTTCCCGGAGAAGCCTTATAATAGCTGAGAGGTAAGTAAGAGACTCTCGATGAAACCCCCTCATACGATTCATTCTTTCTGGATAAGTATAATCAAACTTTTGAATAGAGGATAGAAACTCCTCCCATACTTCTCTTCGGAGTTCCCAAGCTTTTCCCGGATTAAGAACTTCTCCCGATATTCTTTCTTTAAACTCCTCATCAGCCCAGGATTTTGCATACTTACCACCATTGTAGAGAAAAAGCATTTCTGGATCGGGTAGTTTAGTGAGACAATACTGTTCACAAATGAGTTCTTTAGTTATAAAATCTGGGTTGTCTTGAATGTTTTTGTTTTGATATGTCTTAGGCTTTACTTCTAGTCCCATTTCATACAAGTTTCTACCTGTTTCTGACATAAGCTCATAAGCTGTACTGTAAATACGCATAATAAATTTAATTTAAGTATTTTTCTATAGTTTACAATCCCTCACAAGGGTAATAGGATACTTCATTAAGTCTGGTCTTAGAACTTTAACTACTCGGCGATGTATTTTATATTTAACGTCTTGAGGGTTTTTTCTAAGAAACTCCTCTAGTTTCAACCTCATATATTTAGACCTATCTGTATTACTGTTACTTAGTAAGCTTCCCAAGTCTTTATGGGCATTATACATTAGGAGTACTGTATCATCATTAAAGATCTGGTTAAAGTGTACAGTAATAGTAAATGGAATATCTCCATAGACATATTCCCCGATTCTCTGAAATAGGAGTAAATCACAGAGTAACCTCTTTGTAACCTCAGAAGCCCTTAAGAAGATGGTTATATTGGGCTTATCTATCCCAGGTCTTCTACAGAATACCATAGAAAGAAGACAACTCTTACCGTGCTTGTGATTATTAGTAAAACCCATAGCAAGATTATAGGATTTATTCTTATTATCCTCTTCTATCTCTATGTCACCCTTTATCTTGAACAAAGCTTCATCATCTATGTAGTTCTTGATTAACTGAGTCCATTTAGCCCGGGTATAATTAAATAGCCTACCGAAATCAATATCTGGGTCAATAGTAGGGTTGTCTATACCTATAACTAAATCATACGAATAAAGGGCCCCACCCCTTTCAAAGGTATGGAGCCACTTCTTATTCAATATGAAATCCTCGTTCAAGCCTTCCCAAGCTTTAAGGGAAGTTTCATATCTTTTCATCATAACTTATTGTTTATTCCTCGGAGTCTTCTGGAAAATCTGCATCTTGACCATTGTTATCATCCTCTATATCATCACTTGCTAAAGCATTCTCCATAGCCTTCTTCTTATTAAAGTTAACAACCTTCTTAGACTTATCCGCTTGAGCAAATATATCAAGGTTATACTTTTTGATAAACTTGAGATATACTTTCTTTATCTGGTTTCTCACCATAATAGAAGGACATTCTTCAGGAAGAGGAATACCGTCCCAGTTTCCTATTATACAATCCTTAGCTAAGAAAGATACTGGGCCAGTCTTTTTCTTCTTATCACCCATATTCTTGGCATAAGCTTCTGGGTTAAAGATCTTATATACTCTAGTATAAGCTTGATACTTAGGATCATTACCTTCTTCTGAAGCCTTTTTCACTTTACGAAGAACTTTTCTCATACGCTTCTTACGTTCCTCGTTAGGTATGTTATCTATCAGTTCTTCGATAGGAGAGTATCCATTAAGAAGCATCATGGTAATATCATCCGCAAAAGCTGATCTCATGATAACCTCTATAGAAAATTCGGTATGCCCATATACATATTCTCCCATACGACAAGCTAAGAGAAGATCCCAAGGAAGTCGGGTTACAACTTCTGAAGCCCTCATAACAATGGTAAGCCGTGGTTTATCAATGTAAATCATACGAGAAAACATACCTGATACCAAACAGCCTTTACCGTTGCCGTGAGAATCAGCGAAATTAAATCCCACATGATAATTACGATTTACCGCCTTGTTCTTCTCAAGCTCCCTAACAAGGAGTTTAAGTTGATCAAGAGCATCTAGATCCACATAGTTATTAAGAAGAGATGTCCACTTAGATTGTGTATAACCCATCATCCTTCCAAAATCAAATTCGGGATCGAAAGAAGCGTTCTTTATTAAAAAGGTTAAACCATAGCTAAAGAGAGACCCTGTTATAACCGCTCCTTGTCCCTCTTCAAAAAGCTCTTCGTCTTGATTCAGAAATTTTTTGTTTATTTCAAACCAAGCTTGATCTGCGGTTTCAAATGTAAAACTCTTCATATTATCTCCAACGTTTTGGTAATACCCAGCCATTTAAGCTATAAGCTACCTTAAGGGCTGCTATCCTATCTGCCTGACTGCAGCTTAACTGATGTATACATTTACCAGTAGCTATTTCATATACGGCCCAGCCACTGGGAGCACACATAACTTTGTATCTAGCGGGTGTTTTCATAATTCTTTAATAATTACTCTTTTGCCTAAATTGATTCACTAGATTCTTACGAAAATATATGAAATACAGATTAGTATCAGTTATTCCCATCATTAAGAATAAACCCATAAGTGAAATAAACCCCTTTACTATCTCCTCCTGAAAACCTATTTCATTGGTCATCATCTGGGACTGTTTCCAAGGCTTATTCTTAAGAAAATTCCGGGCAATATTTAAGTGATAAGTAACATCCCACATCATATTTCTAAACATGAGATAGAGTTGGGGATTATACATATAACCACAAGTTAATAGCCGACGGTCCATAATGGGCATATCTTCCTCCTGGTCTAAATCCTCATAAATCTGTATAAGATCTACCAAGTTCTTTTCTTCAGGAAGTAATCCATCTAAAGTCTCTTTGATATAAGCTAAACCCTGTATCATAGCTAAAGCTATAACATTATCAGAAGTTAACTTCTGTACTTTATCTGAATTAGGGTAGTTCTTAAGGATATAGCTCTTAATGTCTTCTGGTTGAATATTACAGTATATCAAAAGCTCGGTCATAAAGTGCATAGCATCAGCCATCTCCTCCCCGGCATTTTGCAAGTGATTGAGACACTGTGTGAACTTATCCCTATCTAATTTGATAGCCCAAGAATAGTTAGCCTCGGTTAACTCTTGTACCTGTAAAAGAGATTCATATCCCTCAGCTAATTCCTCTATCACCCTACCAACAAAGTCTTTGATGATAGTCTGGGACTTTTTAGTATTTACATCTAAGGGATAAGGGGGAAGACCCTCTATCTTTACATACCCATCTATAAGTTGCTTTTGAAGAGAATATATCTCTTCGAGATACTTGCCATCAGTTATTTCTTTAGGCTCTTGGTGAAAATCCCTTGAATCCATTATTTCTTCTTTTTATCGGTTGAACCAAAACCTCCCTCCCCTCTATCTGTACCAACCTTAGCAACTTCCTGATTGTATTTATCTATATCTATCTCCTCCATACCTGTAAGAAGTATAGGGGTGTGGATAAATTGAACTACCTTATCACCGGATTTGAATATCACGGCATCATCAGAAGTATTAAGTAGACTAAGGTGTACTTCCCCGGTATAGTCTGCATCTACAACACAAGCAAGAACATCTATACCCTGTTTAGTAGATACTCCCGACTTATTAAAAGCTATGAGAGCTGTATTCTTGGGGTTAATCCATACCTTAATTCCAGACGGAATTAGTATTCTCTGATGAGGAGGTATAACGAGATAACTGTTCTCAGTATTCTCATCCCCGGTATAATAATACTGTTGAGGATTCTTCTTCTTAAGATCCTCCACCATAACATCATCAACTACCGGCATAAAGAAATCTATGCCGGCATCATGAATATTGGCCCTTGTTGGAGCTTTTACAGCTCTGGTTCGTGTAAATAATATTTTATCCATAATATATAAGTTATGATTTTATCTCTTTATAGATAGCCCTGGCCTGATCAAGGGATATCTCGTACTTTCTCTTAATCTTCTCTAAAATCTCTTTCTTCTTAGCCCCGTTCCTCTTTAGATTGCGAATAGTCTTTTTGACTGCCTGAACATCTACTAGGGTCTCCAAGTCTTTGTAATCATTCTCTGATTCTAACTGTTTACGGGTCTTACCCATAGCTGCAGCAAACTTAATACAGCACAGTTCGGAATCTCCGCAGATTTTACACTCCTTAGAAGAAAGGTTATAAGACTTACCAAAACATGGGTCTCCATTAGTACCAATAGAACCCAACTCTATGGGAGTGAGAATATCCTGTTTAGATAAGTCTGGAAGCTGTTTCTTTGATTTCTTTTTCTTGTCCGCCATATTCAAATTTATTTATTTTTAAATAGTTACAGCTTAGAATAGTAGGCTGATAAGGGTATATACTTTCCCTTTGTATCCCCTCGGGGGCAAGTACATTTCTGACCCCTGTCCCAATTAGTATCAAAAAGGTAGACATCGGGTATATAATCCATAATCATACCGTTTGGTTTGTGAACTTGAAGAGTATCTAAGTCTACCCAACCGAATGTCTTCCTATCCTTCTCAAAGTTCTTTATCAGTTGTTCCCTGCTACAGTTTAAGCAATCATAGCCTCTTCCTATAGAAGGCCTGTTTATCACTGAAAGTGAATCATACCCAATATTAATACACTTTCCATTTCTATAGTTGCTCATCGTATTACTCTCCCTAATTTATCAGCCCATTTTTCAGGATAAAATTTATAATAGTCTAATGTTTTACCAGTAACTTTGTGGTATAGATATTGAAATATATTCCAAGTTACCGAGGGTATAGCAATAACTATAGTATAAAGAGGCCCAAGAATTTCGTTCTGTATAAAGTGTCCAGTTTCATGACCCAGGGTTTTATAGAAATATCTTGGGTATCTTATAGAATCTCTATAAGAGAGAACTGAAAAGAAACCCAAGGTCACTCCAGCATACTGATGTGAAGAGAGTAAGATTACTCTTCCAGTATTCTTATACCTAACTACATTAAAATCCCCTCCTGAGAAAAAATCTAAGATTAGGAACCCTATAAAACAAATAAACCCGAGTATGTTCTGGGGTAGCATCCATATACTCAGGGCGAATAATTTAAGAAACCTTTTCATACCTACTCCTCCCATTCGATTTTTAGTGGTTGTTACATATCCCTCTGTCGGTATATGAGCCCAACTTGCTTAATCATATAGCGACTAGCGAACATCTTTTGATTTTTATGGGACTAGCAAGTATACACTGATGATTGTTCAGTGCCATATCCCTTTGTGCCCTGAACGGGATTCGAACCCGTATGCCCATTACTGAGCAAGGGATTTTAAGTCCCTCATGTCTACCATTCCATCACCAAGGCATATTTTTCGTACTCAAAGAAGGATTCGAACCCTCATCTTCACTTCAAGAACATCAACTGTGCTCCGCCATGCTGTTTTCCCGCACCATTAAACTACTTGAGTATTTTTGTTGAGATATCAAGATTCGAACTTGAACAAAGAGAACCAAAATCTCTTGTGCTACCCTTACACCATATCTCAAGAGAAATATGAAGCCATAAGTTCAACCAAGGTGAAATCCCTTCAGCAAGGTTAAAAGATTAACATACATACTCCAATTATTTATGGCTTCATATTGAAATTTAATAGTATCTTACAGAGATAAGTAGTTTATTATTCTTCCTCATGGTGATGCTGAGAATGAATAATACCGTAGATAGTTAAACCTGCTAACCCAACTAATATTAAACAAACTAGGGTTTCTAAAATCTGTATCATTTGTCCTTCTTGTTTGAAATGTGAGATAATACGTCTACTGATACCTTTAGTAACAGTATGAAGAGTAAGATAAAGATTATCTGTATAAGTGTTTCCATGTTATTCTGATTATTCTATTGTTAATGCCTTAATACCCATTAGATTAATCTATAGATTCGGAACCGTCCTTCCTGTTCTGTTCCTTCACAGGAAAATAGCTTTTATTTCATCCTTAGTGTCGTAATCATAGTTTTTTCTTGAACCCAACTTGAATTACTTTTAACTTCTCTTGCTGGTAGTATCTCTTTCTATGTCTTCCATGACGAAGAAGATAATTTCCAGGGAATACTAAATCATCTAGATAAGCTTTCTTTTTAGAGGAATGCTGCCTTACCAGTCGACCCAAGATTTGTATAGATTTCTCATTTGAATCCATACTAGCTGTATTTTGTAAGTACTTAAGGGTAGGAAAATTCTTGCCTCTAGAAATTATCGTAGTAGATATCAGAATATCTATCTTTCCTGTTCTAAAATCTTCTAGAATCTGCTTCCTATTCTTTGTTTCGTGATGCACATAAGCAATCTTATATTTCCCCTTGTTCCTCTTCTCATAATACCTGTATAAATTCTCACAATGAGCAATAAACTTGGTTACAATGAGCATTGGTAGTCTACCATACTTAGCATTGTACATAGCCCTATCCCAAGACTTTTTATAAGCTTTATCATTTTGAGTAATGGTAAAGTCATATTCAGTTTGGTAATCCTTAGAATCCATACCGCCAACCTCTGAAGCATCTATCATTTTTACCACTACAGGAGTAGCTCTTCCCGCATCCATTTGATCTTTAAGCTTCACAGAATCAACAGTGGGACCTATAAAAGACATGATATTCATGTTGTGCATAAGGTCTTTTTTGAGCTTACTCATATAGATGGTACCAGAAAGCCCTATTCTGATTCGAGAATTGTATAGATGCTCTATTACATTCTTATAGGTCTTATTATCAATTATATCCGCCTCATCTATGAGTACAATGCCAATCCTGGAGAGATCATAGGCATAATTACGGAGGTTTCTAGAGATAGATTGAACCATTCCCACATTGAACATTCCCCAAGAGCTCTTGCCCCCTTGTATGAAGTTTATATTCTCCCCGGGAAGTAAAGGGGGTAACTCCCTTTTGAACTGGTTGAAAAGGTCCGAATCATTCAACAATAAAAGGGTAGGTACCTTTCTCTGATAAGCCTCAAAGATAGCACAGAAAATAAGGCTCTTACCAAATCCCACACTATAGTCACCAGCACAAATTTGAAAAGGAACCCCCTCCACGGTATTTCCTAATAAGTTTCTTAGAGCTTTGATTTGTACGGGGTATAGTTTCATATTACCGAGAATAGAGGGAATTCTAGGAGTAACTCCCAACGGGGGTCTCTTGTCTATAATTTTTACTTTTTCCCCCTTAGCTTTTATACTTTCAACCACTTTGGGAAGAAGGCCTATTTTAAACCTACCAGAATCTGATATATACTTAATAAAACCGTCCCATTTAGTTCGACCCTTTTGATACATTTGTATGTGCCAAGCATTCGGGTGTTTGATTTTAAACTCGTTAAAGAGTTGGATAAGGATTTTCCTATCCCCGTCCAACTCACATATATTGCCATTAAGGATGGTAATGTGTATCATATATTAATCTTTAAAGTCATCCCAAGAAACCCCAGATGACGGTTTAACTTCATCCTGAATAGATAGCTTATTTCTGGACATATACTGAAGAAGCCTTTGTCTAGCCTTATCTGCATAAAGATCTTCTGGCTTCGGTATACCATTACAAAAGGCTAAAGCTGCAAACTGAGCCTCGATGAAAGTTTCATAGTTTATACCCAATTCATCGGCAAGCTCTCTAGCATATAGAAAGTATACATACTCTTGAGGATTATCATGATAGTCTGGGGATATCCCCGTCATCTCCAGGATTCTGGTGATATACAGGTCATGCATCTCCCGGGTCTCCCTTGGAGATTCATCCCTTTTAATTAGATACTCGGCTTCTATCTGGTTTATAACCTTATCATAGTTAGAAGAGAGATAAATAACGGGAGAAGTTGGTATCCTTCTCTTAGTAGAAGAAAGCATCTTTAGTCCTGCTTTTACAAAACTAATATAGCCCTCTCTATGGGACATCCCGAACTTATCACAAAACTCATTGATACGGGGGACTAGATTTTTTAGTTTGGGCCATTGAGAATCGCTTTGATTAATCTTGGTTACTCCCACTTGTTTAAGTTTTATACGAGTAGCATATATAATATCGGCTAATAGTTGGGTATCTCCAAGAGAAGCGGATTGAAGGCTTACTAACACCTTTCTATTTTTCTTATTATTACCCTGAATCACTACTCTATTACTCAAAGAAAAAGCCCGAGCCTTCCTAAAAAGGGCTCTGGCAGATTTTTCTGAACATCCCGTAAGATCTATGTATTGACTTAGGGTTATGTGTATGGAGGGACTCTTTTTCATCTTTAACTCTTTTTCTTGGGATCTAAATCTAATATAACAGGGAATTGGAACTTAACCAAAGTAGGACCCAGAACCTGAAGAATCTGGATTATATCCTCATATAAATATATTAAGTTATCCAAGTTAGCTTCGGGGTTATCCTGATTTTCCCTTATAAGGTTTTTCCTTATCTCCCCCACTACCTCTAAAATTTTCTCGGGAGGCCAGTGTAGTTTAATTGTTTTTTCCATATTATAAACTGTGTTTGAGTTGCAATAGTTCTTGATAAGTCTGATAATGTACTGAATATACTAATCTCATCGTAGCTTTTTTGCCTAAATCGTTTACATCAGTGCCATCTGGTAAAAATACTACCTTTACTTTTTTAAAGTTAACTAACTTGAGTGCAAGATCAACCGCATACCCCTTTGCATCGGGGTCTAGAAGAATTATTATATGCTTGACGGGTGATTTTATTATTTCATTTATTTGAAATCTAGATATAGCTTTTCCCCCCGATGCAATGGCCCTTTCCCCTAAAGTAGCAGCATTTATAGCACCCTCACAGATATATACTGTTCTGTACATAGATAGAGCATCCTTATTGTATAATATCAGGGATTTACCCAAACCAGACTCAGATACTTCTGGATTATTATATCTTGGGCCATTACCCATAAAAAGACGGGCATTGAAATATACCAACTGACCTTTCTCGTGAAAGGGGATTATAATATATCCGAAATACTTTCCTGAGGTTCCATATCCCCAACCAAACTTAGAAAGCTCATCTATATCAAAACCTCTACCCCTCATGTAATTTCTAGCTGACTGGGCTAATTGAGAAGTACCCTGGTTTAGAAGTTTAAAACCCTCGGGAAGATATAGGGATTTATGCTCCTTGAGCTCTACCTTTTCTTCTTTGAATACATAGCCCTCATACTTGGTATTAGATTGAATAAGATGATAAGCTTCGGCATAGGTATCTAAGTGTTCTAGATATAGAACTAGATTTATCGGAGTGGGATGTTCCCCACACTTAAAGCAGTTAGTCCTATTAGTAGAGAGGTTTATACCAAACTTCTGCTTACCCCCACAATAGGGACAATCACACTTTTGCCACCCTCTGCGATAATCAAAAGCCCCTAGTTTAACAGTAAAATACTGATGGAGTCTACCCTTGAAAGTTGAAGTATATTTAGCCATTAGATATCCCCTCCCCTATGGGCAGCTTTCTGTGGATCTGCGTTAGGATTAACCTTTTTACTAGAAGACTTGCCCTTTATCATATCATCTACTAATTGACCTTGAACTTCATTGTATTTCTCCCTAGCGGCTTTAGAGAATTCTTTCCACCTTTGTCTATCTGCATCTATATTAAACAGACACCTTCCATAAGGTTTACCATCCCTTTGAACTACCACCTCCAATCTTTGAATATTATGTTCTTCCTCTTCTTGTGTAGAATTGAGACCCAAGATACATTGAGCATTCCTAACTATTGAAATAGCGGAAGCAATATCATTATCTTCGTATCTAGTTTCTTTATGCTTAGCCCCCTCTCGAGTAATATGCTGAGCTGTCCATATAGCATCTAGATCTAATTCAGAAGCCATATTATCTAGATTAATATAAACATTATTGATCCTATCTACATCCTCTTTATCTCTCTCTATAGAAGCTAATTTAGCAGCGTAGTCAATCATCACTACATGGATCTTAATACCCTGATCCGCTTCTAGTTTAAGGATGAGACTGCGAATGGCATTTGTATCTGCTACTAGAGCAGGAACCCTTTCTACTATAAACTCTACCCCCAGTCTCTTATACTTACGCATGTGCTGTTGCTCCATCTTATCATATTCTCCTGACATGATATCCAGTTTGGTCTTATTAAGAGTAGATTGAACCATCCTCTCCATGATCTGAGCTTTACCATTCTCTGTATCTACATAGAGAACATTTTTCTTCATAGTAAGGTATCCTCTAGCTACATTGATAAGAGCAAAAGTCTTCTTAGCTTTTGGCCTATCCAATAATACAAAGATACTCCCCTTAGAGTAACCGTTACCATTAGAAAGGGCATTAAGCTGCCAATATGGAGTAGGAACAATATCTGGGTCTATCCTTCTAAGTAACTGTCTTCTTGTAGTATCTTGAACCATGAATAGGGGTTCTTCTTCCTTATGGGGTTTAGACTTTCTGATAATGTTAGCTACTTTGTTTTGATAATCCTCATAGAGACTGAAATTGGAGAAATCCATAGATTCGTTTAAAGCCTTCATTTCGATATAAGCTGCAAACTTATAGATATTCTCTCCGATTACCGACTCATCTTTGAGAGGGGTAGTATATAGACCCTTTATAATTTTATTTATATTTGGGATATCCTCCTTGATAACCAAGTCTACATATTCCTTACCCTCTAATAAGTGTTTACAGGTTTCAATAAGTAAGGGCTCCGAGGGGATTTTTGAATACTTTTTTGCAAACTTGATCAGAGCTTCTGCGATAATGGAGTGTTCAATGAGAGTAAAATACCCGGGTTTAATTTTGGGTAGTATCATCATAGATTCCTTGCTCTGAATTAGGAATCTGAGTACTTCTAACTGAAATTCCAAAGAGAATGAAAACTTGTCAGAAGTTTGAAAACGCTTTAACTTATTCTTGGCCATAGAATTAACTTGATATTTTCTGATGTTCAAAAGTAGTCTAACTAGCATATTAAAGAGAAAAATCAACCTCTCGTGTGAAGTTTTTCACCTTAACGCTATCAACTTGAAAGAATTTATATTATATTTGCATAAAATTTTAATAGGAATATCTAAATAACAGTTCAATATGGCAACACATCAGATGAATACTCAAGGATCAGAGATCCACCGACTTAAGGAAATCTCTAACTATGACAGGAAAGAGTTTGAAAAACTCTATAAAGCCTGCACCCCTCTAGTAAAGAGATTATCTAAGAACATTGATCATAGGAGGTATGATGTAACCCCAGATGTTATACAAAGTTATTTCTGGGATAAGTTCTTATATGTATATAATAAATATAAAGGAGAAGGCTATGATTATAATAGACTAAGGGCTACTCTTATATCTGCTCTCAAAACTTTTAAGAATAAACTTCTCCGGAATGCCTATACTAAACAAGCCGAGTTTAACCAAGACCTCACCTCCTTTGAGGATATCTATGAAAAAGGAGAAAAGGAATGGGAAGATGAATCGGATGAAACTGAGTATAAAGAAGACTTATCCCAAAGATTTAATGAATATATGAAAGACCATCTCACGGAAGATGAGTTTATTCTATTTAGAACCGAGTTGGATCCACCCCCTTTCTTCGAAGAGAGGATGAAAGAGTCTCACGGTAAGATTAGTATACTCTCCTTGATAGATTACTTTGAGCTACCTCGGGATAGGAAGTCAGCACAATACATGAGTGCTATGAGGAACCATATTAAAGAAGTTTTGGAAACAGCTAAGTCTGATTTTAAACGCTAAGAAACCCAGCCCGAGTATCACTACCCAAGCTGGGACTCACAAAAACATACTCAACTAAGGTTGAAGAGTTTTATCTATTTGATTTATGGATTTTATCAAGGAATTCACTAAAGACCTATTGACTTTATCATCCTTGAGTACCCCTACATCTTCTAAGTTGTCTTGGAACATCCACTCCAAAAGAATAGCTGAATAAGTATTACCCATCAGAACCGTGAAATTAGATTCCTTTAGTCCCCGAGATTTATACTTTGGGAAATCCTCCTTTAGATTTTCCAGAAATATTTGGGCATACTTATCTGAACTTGTGGTTCCCTTAGAAGTCCATACCTCATATCCAGTAGCTTTAAGCCACTTACCTTCACTACCAGCAGCATTATTATGAGGGCTTATCAGGAGCTTCTTATAACCTACGGGACATTTTATTTCATTGGCTATTTTCTGTCTTCTTGTAAGACCTATCTCAATATCTTGAGTATTAGTGAAATAAACCTCATACCCCTGGGACTCTAAAGCTTCAGATAAGAGTTTACAGATATGCCTACTCCAAACATATTCTCTATGAGAACCGTCCGGAGAAGCCTTACCCATAACATCAGAGCCATGAGCAGGATCTAATATTATAATGAGCCTATGTTCCATATCACAGAGCCATAAGAATAATCCAAAGGAATACTTGGGCTTCAACCCCTCCCCATAGAGTAAACATGAAATCTATGAAATCAAATCTCTGAACATCTTTACTGATTATAACATCTATAATTTCTTTTGTAAACCCTATCAAAACGGAAGCTACCCAAGCCCACTTGATAAAATAAAGGGCTCCTGATACTCCCGTGGCCCAGAATATAAGAGCCCCTAAAACAGCGGTGAGCATAGTGAAAAAGGTTCCGGCTGATTTATGAATCCACCGATCAACTCCAAAGGAGGATAACCAATTTACCGCTTTGCGGTACATTTCGAAAATCTTTTGCATAACTTTATATTTTTAGAGAGTTAAGGTTTAACTATAGAGGGTGGACTAGTAACCCTGAGTTCTGTATAAGAATCAATCAGTTTTACCATTTCTCCGTCTGGATCATCGTTTTGAATTCGGGCATTGATAGGGAGATATCTAGTGATAAGCCGGGTAAAAGCTTCCTGTACTTCGGCTACTCTACCATCAGCCTCCAAAACTTCATATATACCGTGTGGTATCTCTACTTCAGCTCTAAGTAAAGAACAGGAGTTACAATCTCCTTCATAATAACCACCCTTAATACAACCAGCAGAAGTCTTGGAATCATACCAAGAAGAAACCCTTTGATAGAGAGCTATTACTAGAGGTTTGGGTACCTGACTAGGAGATACATCGTATCTTAAATCAGTAACATCTTTCAGAGGATTCTCGGTTTCATCCCCTGAATATAGGGGTTTTACAATAAAGTTGACCCCATAGAACCTTCCCAAAATCTCATAGAAGGAAACTGTTCCCCTTATTTTATAAAGGGATATGGCATATTTTAGTATCTTTCTAGTGTTTGCTCGGGGAAATACCTTGGGATTATTCATCCATACAGCAATCTGCTCTGGATTATAAGTTTCTCCCGTGTATAGGATGCCATAGGCATAGGGAATATAACCAAAGTATTCCCAGAGCAGGTTGAGGTATATATCGGGAGTCTTATCCAAATCAATAATATCCAGATAGGAATCTATCTCGGGAAACCTTTTTTCAAAGTACTCTGTACAGATTCCCAAGAACCTATCTAATATACCCTCACCCTTAGAATTCTTATAAGTATCCTGAGTCCTTATGTAAGAAGGTAAGAGATGATTATAGATATACTCTTTGAGATTATATGCTTTCATGTATTGTCAGTTGAATGGTTGAGTCCTCGAAAATAGGGATATTAAAATTTACAGGAGTAAGATTCTGATTCATAGGCTGGAGAATAAAAGTATATTTATCCCCGACGGTATAACCACTGTCTATTATGGTAATCTGAAACCTAGCCATCAGACCTTGAACCCCGAGCATCTCCCCTAAGACCCCATCATAATAGGTTCCCCCAGAAGTGAGTAGTTTATAACCAGTTGAGGTTATTTCTACCTCGAAAGCTTCTTGATTTCCTCTAGAAGCATCAAAAGAAATTTGGTTAAAATAAAAAACGTTCAGAGGAGGAACTTGTTCTGAACTACCTCTTTCAGGAATCGGGTAGGATCTTAAGTATATCTTATCTATATCCACATAATCTACACTGCTCTGATTATCTATAAGGGCATATATATCGGAGAGCCTTATATGTTGATTAATGGAGGAAGTGTCTTGATTATAGGCGTTTAACAAAGCCTCTTTTACTTGTTTCTGAATCACTTCCTTGTTATAAGACTTACGACCCTTTATAGTGGCATTAAGGTAGATAATAGACTTATGTGTAGATAATACAGAAAGATTAGTGGTTAATACCTTAGAAGCAGTTAATTTGTTAGCTACTTGCTCTCTGAGAGCTAGGCTTGCCTCTGTACCGTTGTCTGGAGAGATATATACCTGAAGAGATTTACCACAGATATAATTTGCATAAGCCTTGCTAACTCCGGGGATAGACATTGTGAGATCCTCGTAGTCTTCCTTGGTAATAGCTACTCCCAGAGTCTTTACAGACATACCTATATGAGCCCTTAGAGCTTCAAAAGCTTCGTAGTCAGAACCCCCTGCAGCATCAGAGGGTTGAAGTATAGCAATTCGGCTATCTATATGGGACACGATAGAAGGTACATTACTAAAAGATCCAGCTGGTATGTTTCCATCAGATCCCTCTGTAATATTATAAGTACCCTTTACAGAGGATTCTGCTCTAGGCTTCATACCAAACTGACCATCACCGAAAGTTATAGTAGGAGTTTGTATACTATTGGGCTCTACTTTAAAAACTTTGTCAGTGGATAGAGCATAGGCAAAAGTTTGCACTTCTTGCCAAGTCTCTCCATTAATAGTAAGATGAAGAGAGCCTTCAGCATATTTCTTATTGTTAGCTAAATTTTTGATATAGATAGCTATATCCCCGCTGGGTATGTTCCCTAAGTCTATCTCTCGGTCCGAGGTTTCAATTTGCATCAAGGGTACCGTGACAGAGGACCTGTTAGTAAACCAGGTGACAGCTTTAGTAGAAACCCAGGTCATACCATTATCAGAAATAAACTGAGTACCTAAAGGTATTTCTATCTCATCTTCAGGATATACTCCGCTGGGTAAATAAAGAACCACATCTACTGTAGCAGGTATAGCACTCTTAATATGGTAATCTACTAACTTGGCATGTTTATACAAGGAATCATATTTACGGGCGGTAGGTAGAAAAGCCTCTTTAGCCATATTATCTATGTAATAATGTATCACTTCAGCAATCGCTGCAAAAGCTGAGATAAGCATTACAAAGATATTACCATCGGAGAAGTCTGTCATTTCAGGCATCCTTGCTCTCATTTTACTAATCAGCTGACCCTTGATGGTATCATAAGATCGCTGATAAGGGTTTAACCAGGGGTTAGTCGTTGACATTGTATGAGTTTGTTTGTGAGTTATATACTAAAGAAGTTTGTTGATATAAGTCTCCCACTTTATATGAGAGGTCTATTATTAGCTTCTCATTTTCCCTTGTAATCTTGCTATCTAGAAATATTATACGTCCCTCCCATAGATTTATTGCCCTCTTAAGGAATTCTTTTACTAAGAAAGCCTGTAATTGAGTATTGGGCTCCTCTATTACTTCCCATAAACGGGTACCAAAAGCCTCATCCCTCATCTTCTGTCCGAGTTGAAAACCAACAAGGGATTGGATATTATGAACAATAAGAGAAGGATCCCCCGTGAAAGGGTTCCAAGCTATAGCATCCACCATCTTAGGTGACCCATCTGGATTAAATAAGGGGGTAAGTGTTACATTACCATCGGCATCTTCAACAGCTTCCACTTGGGGAACTTGTTGAACTTTCCCCGTTTCACCATCTTTAAACTTGGTGAGTATAATGGGAAAAGTAGCCCCTGAACCTATGTTATTTATGTTTGACATATCAATGAGTTATTTTGGTATCTTCATAATCATTAACCCTAAAAGAAGAGACGGGAGTTGTTACCTGAGAGGTTGTAGGAGAAGCTATCCCTGTCTGGGCTATTGAGGTACCTGTAGTGGTTACTGAATGTGTATGGGTGTTAAAGGTGGTTCTAAGTTGATTAACCTCATTTACCAGATTATTCAGTTTAGAAGTAAGATCCTCAATATTGATGAGTCCCCTGTTATCTCCACCGTTAAACTTTATAACCTTCCCGTCATTCTCCAAAGTAGTATCCCCAAACTTAACACTAAGATTATGGGGATCTATCTCAACCTCTAACCCGTCTTTTAGGTTTATTTTTAATAAGCCTTTCTGGTCTTGAAGAGTAACCCTATGTCCCTCTGGGGTAATTAAACCAAGGACCTGAGGATCTTCTAAGTCTTCGGGTTTTTGGCCTAAAGTCCAAGTGTGATAAGTCCATAAAGCACTGGTAAGATTACCATTTTCAAACTCTACCCATACTAAATCCCCCTTAGAAGGAGTAGTAAGTTTAAGACCCCACTTATAACCTCCGATAGTACCATAGGACCTAGCCCATATTTGAATATCCATCTTTGGAATATACACTAAAAGCTTATCCAGTCCGGTAGGATCTTGATTATCTATGACTAAGCCCCTATATTTTGAATAATATCTACCTAAATATTCTACCCCGTTCTCCTGAATGATTTCAAGTAAATTAGCTGACATATCTGCTTACTTAATTTTAATATTCAGATTATTTCTAGTAACACCCTCTTCTAAGGATACTCCTGAGACAGTTTCTACTTTCTGATAAGTAACAGGTGTACCACTTTTAATGATACCGTAATCCTCATCTTTAGCAGGGTCTCCTCCTGTAGGGAATACCGTATAGTTAGGATACTGAGGATCATTAACGGCCTTTTCTTTCACTTGGGCTTCTATAACACTCTGTCTCTTATAAGAACCCGTCTCCAAAGCTTTCTTGGCAGCCTCTTGAATATTACTATAGTTAACCGTCTTAATAGTAGAACCTATATGTGATAGAGTTATAGAGTTATCCCTTTGAACAAACTCTATATCACAAGTATATCCTCTACTTGGAGAGAGTTTGTGAGATATCCTCTTTATATACCATACACCCTCAAACTTAGAGGATACATTTTGTATCTGTATATTCATAGAAGACTCTAAGCACGGATCACCCACTATAGTGGCTTTAGCTTTGATTTGACTTGTTTGGTTATATTCTAGATCTTGACCCATTACCTCAGCTGCTATCTTAGTAGGGTAATCAGTCATAACCTTTATACCGTCTATGGTAATATCTAGGGTTACAGAGTATTGGATAGTAGCCATCGTGGTTCTATAGGTAGCCCCTGAATGTGCGGTGAAACCCTGTAATCCATGAGGATCTTCTTCATCAGGAACAAACCTACCTCCAACTCTACCACTCTCATAATATTTAGTACCCTCCTGTAATCTGATAACTTTAAAGTCTGGTAAACTCCTAAGATTATCCAAACCCTTGTTAACTGAATAATCTATACGAGAAATACCCTTAACTAATCGGCTATCCAATTCTATCTCTCCACTAGATACCCCGTTAATAAAGTCCTCTCCGGCAAACTGATCACTATAGAAAAAACCCGGTTCAATCTGCTTTTGAATATATACCTTTCTCTTGAAAGTAAAAGTACCAACCCTATGATGTATAGCTATAGCTTCTCCCATATTAGACTTTGGATCAAACAGGGTATCCGTAAGAAGATATTCATATTGCTGCTTCATCTGGGCCCAGAATTTCTTAACCTCCTCCTCAGTGAGCTCTACATTCCGGGATAGATAAGTCTTAGCAGCTTGAATACTAGGGTAAGTTTTGCGTATCTGATTTTCTCGATTCATTTGGGCATAGTATCTGGGTTTACTAGCCGCAGCATCCCTAGCAAACCATCCACTGGGTTCAAATGCACCTCTATATAGACCAGTTATGCCCCCTCCAACAGAACCCTGAGCAGCTCTCTCTAATAGTGACCCCTCTGCTTCAGAACCAGCTACATTAGGATCATTCAAGTAAGCCCCCTGATTCTTAAGTATATATACATCAGCTCCTGGATCAGTGGATTTACCTTTAGGTGTAGTAGATTGAATAAGATCCAGGTCTAAATCACCCGTATCAGGGTCTATATCGGATTTTTTTGAAACATCCACACTGGTTCGGGCATAAGAGGTATTTACCTGAAATTGAAGTAATTCTCCATTACCTCCTTTGTAGGTGTATACTTTAGATACAGGCCTGTTAGTTTGGGCATTGTGAAGAAATACCTTGTTGTCTCTAGAATCCACAAAGTATGGGCCATTGCCTAAACACTTGCATATCTCATGACATTGCTGGTATTTGTTTTTGGAAACTCCCTTGAGAATGATTGAACCCTTGGTTTTATTCATAAAGGTAAGCACCTTAAAGCTATCTGGATTATTGATAGCTAATTGTTCAGTCTCTGGAGTATATTCCCATAGCTTACCTCCCACACAATTAGGAAATATTGTAGAGGGTTTTTGAGGTAATTCCTGGGTAATAGGCCATCCCCAATCACTATGACCCTGAGTAATAAAGGGAGGTTGATAATATTGGCCTGGAGCATACTTAGCTTGAACTTCTGGGGCAGATTCAGTTTCTTCAAATACCTTCTTGGTAATTTTTACTCCCTTGTCTTCTGAATAATCCCACAATTCTAAACCTATACCCACTCCTTTGAGCATATCTTTTACATACGCCTCAAAACCCGCAGCACTATTGTAGTAGTCTGCGGGTTGATTTTTAAGCAATACACTGCTATCAGAGAAGACAATTCTTATCTTTACACCAGTCTCAGTAAAATCTACCTTGTGTTCTGTAATAACCACCTGTCTAACGGGACTACAATAAAAACCTCCATTGGGATAAATCCAACCCCATTGAAGCATTAGACCCATATAAAAATCTAAAGCTGGGTGGCTTATGAGATCAGGATTATCTGTTTCAAGGGTAAACTCTCCAACATCGGATTTTTCTTCATTATAGTTATACTCGAAATCAGTCATGAGCATACCGATAGGTAATCCCGAAGAAGAATCCACTATGGGCTCCCCCAAATTATTGAACACAGCTAAATATGGAGTACCTGTACCATCCTGGAGCACAGCAGCACTATCATCTTTTCTTTCCATATATCCTAAGGTATTAAAATCTGAGTACCAGGCTCAAGGTCTAGAGCATTATAAATAGAGTTAAGATCTGCAATCTCCCCCCAAGCTCCAGACGCCCCGTAGTACTTAAAAGCAATGCTTTGAAGAGTCTCACCAGGTAATACTGTATGTATATACCTATAAGTCTTATCAGAAGTAGGTATCCTCTCTAAGAGAATATCATTATCCCCACAATCAAACGCTATGGAGTTAGTAAAGGGATTATAAGCCATTATTGAATTTCTTTTGTAGGAATCTCATCTAAATGTATACCTTTAGTTTTAGCTAGTTTGGTTGAAGGTATCATATCTTCCCAAGTATCATTCTTAGAAGAAATCTTTTTGAATGTGAGAGTCTGAGTAGCACAAGAAGGCAATAGATTCTTATCAGTTACCCCGATATTTTTTCGAGCGGCAGCTTGAAAATGAGTAAGTCGATATGGAGCTGATACTAAAACAAAGCCTTGATTATCGAATAACCCAGAAGTTCCCCAGAGTATATTAATAACTGGGGGAGATTGAGCATACCCATTAGCTTTAGTCCAAGACTCTAACAGACGACATTTATTTACAACCTCCTCTAAGTTTTGGGGGTCATTTACATACCAAGAAAGTTCTAATTGAATAGAAGTCTCAGCTCCAGTATATACCATAAAAGGATCATTCCTTCCCATAGACTTAACTGATACCCAATTAGACTGAGGGTTTATGGATATCTCATCGGGCCTATTTTGAAGGGTGATAGCCTGGTAGGGCACAGCTTGGGTATTAACCAGAATAATAGATTGCCTAGCCTTTAATTCTATAGCTATATCCCGTCTAAAAGGATCTTGGGGTTTAGGGGTAATATCTAAAACAGGGGGATTAGATCTGGAGGAATCCTGAGCTTTATGTTTGGGCTGTTGTGAAGAAACTTGAGGAGACCTCCTGTCCTTATGGTAATCAACCGGGTATTCTAACTGTTGAGCTATAGATAAAGAATCGGTATAAGCATAGTGTAAATTACGTCTATTAGAACCCTTACCCGAATCCTCGGAAACTTTAGGCATAGGACTCTTAGTACGATTCATTAAAATCCTAGCTCTCCAACCCTTGTTAAGAATACCCGTTTGAACCTGAGTGGTACTGTTTATATTAGGGGTACCCTGAAAGATCTGTTCATCCCATTTACCAGACTCCAGATCCGTTAAGACCTGAAAACCTGTGGATATACCTTTGTTTACTATGGTTGCCATACTTTCTAATATTTAACTCCATAATCGTGTAATACATCTCCCAGTGAACTAACAGGTACCTCTTTATCACCTATACTTATCTTTATATCTTGTCTATTAGGATCACTAAGAAGTCTAACCAACATACCAAGGTGATTATTGATAAGAGTAAGAACTTCCTGATAAGACAGGCTTTGTCCAGCAGCCATTCTCGCAGCCTCATTTTCATATCTACCCGCAAGTCTATTAGTAGCTTCGGTATTTTTAGCTAAAGCTATATTATTAGCTATAGTAGCTTCATTACGTTTTCTTATACCCCCTACAATCATAGGAAGGATAATACTAATGGCGGTAATACCTATTCCCACGGGACCCCCTAAGAAAGTCCATATTCCGGAAGCTAAGCTCTTTAAACTAGTACCCAAAGCAGGAAGAGGGCTAAATACACCTTTACCCGCAGGATGAGACATCATCCGAGGAACTTGACCGGGTTTTGGAGCACTTCCTAACCTAGACTCTACCCATTTAGCTCCTCCAGCTAATTGGGTTCCACCTTTATTAGTAGCTATGTTACCATAAGCATCAGTTACTCTACCTATGAAGATAGGAGGTTTACCTCCAGGTCTGGATTGATAAATACCTTTACCACCGCCCCGGGCATTACCCACAAAATAACCTGCAGGCATATTGTTAAGAACTTGGGTATAGGCCTTTTGCTTTTGTCTAATAACCCCTTTTCCCAAAATACCTGTTGGAACTCCCATACCCATAGACTGAGCATTAATAGCAGTTACTATCCTAAGATATTCGGCAGCTGACAAAGAAGCCCCTTTCCACCCGCTGAATAGGATAGAAAACATACTTCTAAAGGTAACTAGACCCGTATTTCTTATATCCTTTATAGTGATAGCTAATTTAACAATGGGTACAAGCAGCTTGAAGAGTAGAGGTGTAAGGAGAACCACTCCAGATACTAGAGAGGAACCAAATAGATTACTCATCTTGTCTATAAAAGAAGCCATTTTGTCCATGATACCTGCTAGAGTAGGAGCCAGAGTTATGGTAAACTTGGTAAATAAGTTCTCGGCAGCGGATTTGACTTTGTTAATAGCTCCAGGAAGTGTTTCCATTCTTTTTTGCATAATTTCCGCAGCAGTTCCCCCTGAATTCATAACTCGAGTCCAAATATTGGAGAAACTATCTAAGTTTTGAGATATAGCTACTGCAGCTCTCATACCCCTCTTACCAAAAATAGTTTCAAATACCGTTCCTCTTTCAGTAGAAGACATATTGGCGGTGGCTTGATTTATTAACTCTAACATATCTCTAAAGCTCTTCATATTACCTTCCGCTGTAAGGAAATCTTTAGAGGTTAGCTTGAGTCTATCATGTAACATCTTGTAACCCTTATCCCCTTCCTTAGTAAGAGCTCTATTAAGATACATAATCATGTTGGCTAAAGAGGTACCTGCCATAGAACCCTGAATACCAGCATTACCCAAGGTACCTATAGCAGCAGCTACTTCTGGAAAATCCTTTTTATAGGTTGTCATAGCAGCTCCGGCATACTTGATAGACTCAGCCAAGTCTGTAATAGAGATATTAGAAGAGAGGGTAGCTTTTACCATTTCATCCCCCAACATCTCGGCACCCTTTTCACCTTCTACTTGGAAAGTCCTCATTACATTGGTGAGTAAGTCAGCAGCTCCACCCTTACCCCCAAGCTCAAGGCCAGTTGCCCCGGCTATATTAGTAGCACTGTTGATAATCTGCTTAATCTCCTGAGCACTATGACCAGCCATAGCTAAGTACTTCATACCAGAAGCAATATCTTGGGACTCGAACATAGTTTTATATCCCAGAGACTGAGCTTGGGATACAAGGGCATCGAAATCCCGATTAGTAGCTTGGGTAATGGCGCTTACTTGGGTCATGGTATCTATAAAGTTAGCCCCCGTATCAATGGCATTAGCTACCATATTCCAAGCAAAGTTTACTCCTTTACTAAATTGATTGGTAAGCCTATTTGCCATGTTAATGTTGGCTGAGACCACGGCCTTAGCATCATTGTGTAATTGCTTTATAGATCGATTAGCTTCTCTAGCAGGCTGTGAAAACCTATCTTGTAAGACTAAAGCAACTCCTATCTCTAGAAGGCCCCCGCCTGGAGCACCCGGTGAATATGCTGGCATAATAGTGATTTATTTTTTTGAGTAAGCTTTCTTCATCTGCTCATAGTAGGTATCTGCTAACTGGAGCAGTTTCTTCCTATGTGATATAGGCAAGTAAAGCAAAGACCCATAATCTATTTGGATCTTTGCTTGATGAAGGTATACAAAATCCGAGTCTATATCTCCTCCGGATAGAAAAAACTTGGAACCCCCAGAATACTAACCTGAGCTCCAAGACCATTACCGTTGGTTATATCAATGAGACCATTCCATACCGGATCATGGGCATAAATAGCTTTTCTAATCTCAGCCATATCTTTTAGAGAAAAAAGGTGAAAGCTTTGTACCCTTTCCCATTTACCATCCACATTAAGTTTAAGGTTACGGGCTTTAAGCTCAGAATTTCTAGTTCTCTGGTCTTCAGGAAGACTTATGAGATAACTTTCGGATTCTCCTGTAGAGAGATCAAATGAAATTTGTTTACCAGAAGCCAGGTCTACAACTATGTCTTTAGTTTGATCCCTGTAAGGGTAATAAGGAATAGCGTTTGGCTTAGCCTCTAGTTCTTCAGAAGTAGGCATCTGGGAATAATCAAATAGAAGTTCCTCTAGATCCTCCTCGTAGTCGATTACGCCCCCTTGATTACCCCAATCATGTGAAAATTCAACGAGGTTTCCCATAGAAAAAATTCGGGACTGAAGAAGAATGCAATAACGATCCAAAGTAGGCAGTTTATGAGCCTGCTCTGCTGTAAGTTTACCTGTAGAGGTAGCTGTGGTATGAAGCACCAATGAAGCTATGAATCTAGAGAGATTCATAAGAGTAGCAGCTTCTTTAGCATTTGAAAGGATGTCATCATCGGCACCATTCTGTTCACGAATAGTGTACTCATGACCGGAGGGAGCAGTAAATGTAAACTGCTTAAGATTTAATTCTTGTTCCATTGTATTTGTGTGTTTTGTGAGTTTTAATAATCCATTAAAGGGAGAAGCCAGGTTTTATCCCGACTCCTCCCCGTCCCAAAAGAAAATTTATTATATAAAAGCTAAACCTGATCCATTGTGCCCACAGAGAATTCTATGCTTTCTATGGTATTCTCGGAAGCAGCCCTGTCGAGATCTATTCCATTAAGCCTAGTAGGCCAAATCTCATCTACATACCAACTGTTGAGAACAGACTTACCGTCCTCGGCGAGTTCAGAAACAATGGCTGTTTCGAAGTACTCGGACGGAGTAAGGCCTCCCCCGAGGAGAAGATCTTGGCAAGACATTAACCAATCCCACAACCAAGTATCTGAACCATCGGTTGTTTTTAGTTTCTTGCAAGTCATATTACCTACGGATATTCTACCAGCTGTTTTAACATCACGGTTTATATCCGCATGATTTACCTGCTCTACAGTAATCTCTGGAAGTTGTATATTCTGGAAGAGATATGGATTGAGAGGATGTTTTACGAACTTAATTGACCAGAGAAACTTCTTTCTCGGGTTTTTAACTTTTGCACCCATATTTTTATGTGTTTATTGAGGTTATACATTTGAAGTTGTTACTTCACTAGAAACAGTCCGTGAAGCCTGATCTATGGTAAGAGTTACCTGGATATCCTGGATAGGAACAATGTCCCTATACTTAATAATAAGTTTATACTTACCCTGCCTTACCTCTGCCTCGGTATTTACTACTAGATCTTGGTAAGATGAAGCATCTTGGTCACCCATCCACTCATATTCAGAAATAGCATTGTTATTTACTAAGTCATCCATGATAGGCTTACCCTCGAAGTAAATATTCTGCCAAGTATCCCAAATATTAGGCTCTTCAAGATAAGATTCTAGAATTGGCCTAAGGTTCTTTTTAATATAGAGATTCAATCTTACTATAGAGAGAAACCTTTCGGAATCGGATTTAGGGTTTGAAGTAAACCCGTGCCATAACATGGTTCTCTTACCCTGAGTTCTAGTATCTTTTACCACAAATACATTGACAGAATAGTCGGCCAGCTGCTGAAGATCCTCTACTCGGGTAGGAGTACCTAAGTTTTCTATTACTGGACCCTGAGCCTGGGATACTACTCCTCGGTTCATACCGGAGAAGGATTTCCAAGGTCCAGCTGTAGAAGCAGAAGCATCTCCTAAACCGGCTACCGTTCCAATAACGTCTGAATCTACCAGATTACCCTGATCATTGTAATACTTTAGACCCCCGGTAAAGTAAGCAATATAAGGAGAGGTTCCCACAGCCTCTTGAAGAGCTGTAAGGGAGGTAATTAAACCCTCTAGAGAGAGGACATTACCTGCAGCATCCTTTACTGGTACCTCTACATATAAAACTTCTTCCTGGGCTTTTACTACCATTGTAGCAACCTCTTTCATGAGAGTATTGTAACCAGTAGCATCTGCAACCGGATTTTCTTTATCAATCTTCTTGAAAGTATAGTGACAAGCCTGAGGGAAGATTACTTGATAAGCATCGGTATAATCAAGAGTAGCTTTAAAAGCCTTGATATACATAGCTGAAGAAGGGTCACCACCATCAGATCCCCGTTCTACGGTAATGTCAGTAAAAGTAGAAGGAGTCTCAGCTAAGCCAGCCCCTTGCACTTTTGACATCCAGTCCAAAAGCCCGTCAATAGTAGTTATACTGCCGGCAAGGGATCCTGTTACAGCTACGCTCTTTACAGAGAATGGGGCAGTCTGAAGATAATCCCGAAGAGAAGTCCAATCCAACCAAGTATCCCCTCCATTTATTAAAGTACCGGTGCTAAGAATATTAGTTCCAACTTTTAGAGTTAAAACCATAGCCACCTTTCCAGCAACTTTTGTATTTAGAGAAGGTGTAATTGTAAGATTACCCGTTACCTGAGAATCATCGAAAATCTGACCTCCATACTGGCTCTCTAAGGTAAGAGTAGCTTTAGTTACCTCGGTAGAGTTTACAAAGGTAATATCTAAAGTTCCTCCAGTACCCTTAGTTTGACCTGATACTCCTTCAGCCCTAGAGATACGAAGTTTAGAACCTAAGCTAAGAGCTTTTTCAATAGAGGAAACAGATCCGTCTACGATTATCTCTTGACCGTAGATCCTTCTAAATTGTTCTATGCCCGTGATCAGAGTGCTCGGATCATTGAATGGGCCTTTAGTAGTACGAGCTACTACATGTGTAACCCCTAAGAGAGGCACACTAGATTCAACATTCTGGTTAACCACTTTAAAGTTAACCTGTGGAGTCTTTGGCATATTTTATATATTTTTTTGTGTTATATGTAAAACTTCTTGAGGTGTACCATAAGCATCTAAGAGTAGAGATATGTCTTGAATAGGTACTAAATCCGTTTTTTCTTTCTTAGCCCCTATAATACAATCATATACCTCAAACTGATATACTTTCTCCATGATACCCTGTGATCTGGAAGGGGAATCATAGAAGTTAGTGAGTTCTAAGAAGATATTTCCTGAAAAGAGAAATTCTTCTTCTGTATAGGGCTTCAGATAACCCCTTTGGGGAATTGAAGCAAAAAGTATTTGATGAAGCAATCTCAGTTCCTCCTGATTATTAGCTACCAAGTGAATATCAATAACCTGGTCAATAGCTTCAGAAGGATATTCTGTAGCCGTAAACCCTAAGCCCTCTTCCTGATTTATTAACTCAGGAGGTAGTCCTATAGCCCCAGGATAAAATCCCCGAGCATTAACTACAATACGGGGAGTTAATTCAGAACCCTTGGATTGATTGTTCCCGGTACCAAATATATAAACGGGATTAGAGATCTTCTCTAAATCCCTTTGATACTTAGCCTGATTTTGGCAATTGATAGGAAGATAATCTAGAGGATTGAGGGTTTTACCCAACTTAACAGTAGTATGTAAGAGGGCTTCATATATACTTCTTTCGATAATTTCTTGTGAATCTATCATAAGAATCCCTCGTTGATTAGTTGACGTCTTATATCAAAAATAATCTGAGCCTTTAAAGAAGTTCTCCCTCTCTCTACCTCCTTAACAGCACTTCTCCATAATGGACGAGCAGGTACCCTACCGTTAGCTGTACCGAATTCCTGAATAATAGCTACTTGGTTCATGGTAAGATTATTACCATCAGGATGAGGTCCTTGTCTCTTCTGTCCAGAAACCACACCAATATAGGACCTTTTACCTCTAGTAAAAGACCCTATAGACCTAAGGTATTCTCCTGTAAGACTCATTAGGTGGTGTTCTGGATATTGTTTAGACCACTTCTTTATAGAGTTAGGGGAAAGAGGTTCCCAATAAGTACCCTTAGGAGGTCTACCCCGAGTAATAGACTTTCTTACAATTCTGAGTAGATCCTTAGCATAAGAAGTAACTGCTTTATCATACCCCTTTTGTATAGCTCTGGCAGCCTTCTTGGGTACATCTTCAGCCTTCTTCCAACCAGCTTCATTATAAATCTCTAACTCTATATGAAGATTATCTAATGTCGGTATACCTTGAGATATCCTTTGATCATGTCTTCTTCTATAACTAGCCACAGGTTTATATATTTAATATAAATGGGATTGTGATTAAGCCTCAAGATAAAGACCTACATTAGCTACTAAAATCTTAGAAGCTGGAGAGAACCTTTGAATAGTGATTACTTTCATTCCTGTCATAGCCCATATAGAATCCCAATTAGAGGCTTTGTATATTTTCATGCCTGAAACTCCCGCTTGGAGGGTAGGAGCTATAGTTTGAGTTAAACCCCCTATTACAGCTGAAGTATTACCTATTTCAAAAGATACTAACTCTATTTGGGTAACTGGATTTGTGACCCAAATAATACTAGAGCCATTTACATTTAATGAACCTCCACTTGGATTGTAGAGATATTCCTGAACAAATCGTTTTAAATCCCACATATCACCAGCGCCATCTAACTGCTCAGCTAAGTCATCATCACTCTTTGAGAAAAAGGGTTCTGTAACTGATTCATCAAAGTAAATTTCTATATCCCGAGCCTCGAGGTCGAACCCTATAATACCTTTCTCTGTAGCAAGACCTATGATTAAATTTCCTGTGTAATAAGAAGTAAATATACGAGCTTTACCATTACTAAAACCAAGATTAATCTTCTTAAGAGCTTGCATAAGAGTATCGGTTGAAGCTAAGGAACCGAACCCTACCGAGGATTTTTCAAAATTATCTAAAGTAAACAAATTAGTGAGTACTAGCTTTGCAATCTGCAACAAAGTAGTTTTATTTTCAGCGGAAATTTGAATCTCTTCTTGCCCGTCTAAAATAGGCTTTAAGCTGAACTCGGATATATCTTTAAATTCTGCCATAGTTTATAAGTATTTTATTTTAAATAACCTGCTTTAGTATTCTGATAGATTGAAGCCTGATTCTCAAAAGTAGCTATAACTAAATTATCAACCTGTTGTGTTACCTTGAGTATAGTATCGGCTTGAGGGTAATTAGGAGTAACTGAACCCCTGAATCTAAGTATCTTGGTTCTCTCTATGGAGGTATTGTTCTCATCAGAAGTTACCAAAATTAGGGGGTTATCCTGGGTCAGTTTACTGAAGTCCAGGTAAAATTTATCCCCAGAACCATCATCCCAGGATATTTCAAAGTAATTCATTTATCATCTTCTTTTGTTATATCGTCAAAATTAGTATCTAAACCCTCTTCAACCTTAGTCTTCATAAATTTCCGAAGCCAACGAAAAAGAGGGTAATCAGATATCTGAGCAGCATTTTCTAAAAAGCTCCAGAACTCTACCCCACATACAAAAGCACAGAAATAATTGGGTAGATAAAGCTCTTTCATGGTAAGAACCTTATAGTCTAATATATAAGCCAGATATATACCTATCAATATGAGAACCGTTTTATAGATGGTTCTCCAAGCTTTTATACTCTCAAAAGCAAACTTCTTGCGGCTCTTATGAGCAATCACGGAAGATTTCCAACATCCGGTAATGAAGTCCACAAGTTCAAATATAAACACACATAGTACAAGTACTTTAGTATCTTGTATAATAGGGGTAGCAACTATAGAAGCTACTACCCCACTAAATAATCGCTCAGTATTTAAACCCATATTATCCTCTATTGTGCTGAGTTGCCCTCTGTGATTGTGCCGTCAGCGGACAACTTGATGTTGATGTTGTCGGCAGGATTGTTCGTGTTCTTGACGAGCAAGCCATACCAATCTCCATTGATGAGGGATATGTTCCCTGCATACACACCTTTATATGTGACAGGTATGCAACAGCCGTTGGTGAGGGATATTCCCTGCGCGGTGAATGCAGCCATCCTTGCGTCTATTGCGGTCTTGTTCTGCGCGGTTTCTGTTGTCAGTTCAATCGGTGTGAATATCGTGCTGTAACCCTTTGCAAGAGCATTTACCTCGTTGATGGCTCCTACTATTTTTTTAGAAGTGGTGGTGGTGAGAGAGTATATCGTCGATGCTTGCGTAATTATATTAGCCCTGTAAAAGTAACCATCTGATTTTCTTACACCATAAGAGTATGGCGAAGTGACAGTGTTTTTATTAACCATTATCCCCGAATAATATTCGCCCTCCATAATATGAAACAAAGTACCAAAATCTCCACTACTGAATGATGCGGGTGCATTCCACCCTTTAGTCACATCCACTCCCAACGCCTGCAAGTTAGCCTCATAAGCAGCGATGTTATCGAGGTTTGCCTGCATGTGCTCTGGAGTGTTGTTGGTGTAGATGGTTATTGCTTCGAGATGGGAGAAGAGTGGAGTTAAAGCAAGAGAGCCATCATCTTTATATAAAGTATATTTTACTATTTTTTCGTCTGCGTCAGACGCCATCACACAGCCTTGATATAACGTATTAGAGCCGTAGTCAAAAGTGAACAATACTGAACAAGTTCCACTGTTATCAGTATTCTCAACGTATCCAACAAATCTTGCTCCTCTTAGGTCACTTGCACCTGTCAAAGCCTTCCAATCCATTTCAAATTTGTCAAGTTTTGCCTTCCTATCTGCATCTGTACCTCTGAGGTCGATTTGTTTAAGGACTGGGGAGAGGGTGGATTTGTGGATGAAATTTGAATCCCTGAGAAATTTATCAAAGTCTGTCCCGCTATCCGTCTGATTAACCACGTGTGGAGCTGTCTTCTTTATTGATAAATAAACGCTTTCAATCGTTGTATCAGGAGCGCTAAAAGCGCTGGCATCAAACCTGATGAAAGAAAAATAAAAATCTACATTCTTTACCCCTACATCCCTACTTTGAAAAGGCAAATAATAACCGTCTGCTGTCTTAAACACCACATCCACATCATCACTTAATAATTTCTGATAAGTTTCTTCATCTACTTCGGTAGTGTTTGAAGTGAGGATGATAGGCTTGCGGGCTCCTTCAACGAGCATATCTGAGGTGATTTGGTCTGATAAACCCTTGACGAGAACCTCGCCTTCACCATAAGACCCATCGGGGTCTACCACAAAAAAGAAAGGAGCTTCTAATCCGTTGTCTGTTTCTATTCCACAAATAGAGGTATCTCCATACAAATACCCCACCCCCGAATAATTGTTATTTATAATGCAGGAAACAGCCATTCCGTTCACATCTACTATTCCTGCAGCTTTTGCCTTTGCTACATAGTCAGCAATGTTCTTCACATTCTGGGCCATAGATTCGGGGGTGTTCTCCGTTGAAATGGGGATTGGGGCATTCAGGTTCTTGTTAGCACCCTTTATCTCCTGTATAAGGCGTTTTACGCCTGCTGCATCTAAAGTCTTTGCCATATTCTATTATTTTTAATCATTCAAAATTATGATTTACTTGGTTGTGTCCCAAAGGTTTGCTACCTCGTCTTCGGTGAGATAATCAACATCAATGTTCTTCCTTGCCTGTGCCTTTTGCGCAGCCGTAAGAGTTTGTTCTACATACTTGACATTATCATTGACTTTTGCTTGTAGGTCAGTGTTCAGTTTGTCTATTGATACCGCACCTGCCCTAATCTTGTCGTTAGTGATAGCACCCGATGCAATCTTCTTCCCTTTGACGGCATAATCCGCAATCTTGTCAGAAGTAACAGCAGTATCAGCTATTTTGGGAGTGGTGACTGCACCATCAGCGATGCGCGGGGTCGTAACGGAGCCTTCCTTAATCTTGTCAGTAGTCACAGAGCTATCT